AGTTAGAGAAATGGTTAATGATTGGGATTTTAGTGATAAAGGGAGGATGAGACAATCTGAAAGAATGAAAACATTCGCTGATTTTGAATCAAAACATGGTAGAATATCTATATGTGATTTTGTAGCACCAACTAAAAGAACACGTGACTTATTTGATGCAGATTTTAAAATATGGATGAATACCCGTACTAAATCTAAGTATGAAAATACAAATAAAATATTTGAAGAACCAACTGATTGTAATATAGTTATTAGGAAATATTTATCAGATGATGAAATTTTAGATGTAATTAATGTTATTAAATTATTTATAGAAAAACAAAAGAATATACCAAAAGAACTTATAGAAAAATATGAATTAATTGAGGATTAATTTATTTAAAATTTAATTTAACGCAAATACAATGATATGATATATAATCTAAATTACAATCTGTATCTAGTTTACAGGTGTTTCCCCAATTCAATTTTCTAATTTGTATTTTATCAGGATTATATTTTAACATATAGTTAAAATAAATTTCATATTCTGAAGCACCAGATCCTTTTTTTTCTGTCACTGTTTTTAAAAATATGTTATAAAATAATTCATTATGATTTTTTTCAATTTTAGAAATAAGTTCATCTATATATTTTGTCTCAAATATCATATGATGACAAATACCTGATTTACTTTTATCAATTTTAGTTAAATCTTTATCTAATTTTTCCATATGGTGAAAGTATGGTTTATGATATTCTGTGCCATAATTATACAGGCATTTATTATTTTCTACAAAAGTAGTTGGTTTCAAGAAAAATGTATCACTATCAATAACTAAATACTTATCTAAAATATTTGGAATGATTTTACCAGCATATAATTTCAATAATTGCTGTAAATACCAACCATTTCTCTGTGATTTTCCGTGATGTTCGGCAACGGTATCTATATTAAAAGGGAAAATATTTTCATTAATGGTAATACACCCATCAATTGTTATTGATGGATCATAGCAAATTAAATATATATTTCTATAACCAATAATATTTTTTTGTGTATGTTTTATTTGCTGTTCGATAACTGATTTATCATTTGGTCCAACTGGTATCACTATGTCAAACATATATAAATTATCTATATTCATAAGTCTAGAAGTTTCATTAACATTAATACCGCAATAATGGATTAAAAAATCATTTTTTTTATAAACATGTTTTTCTGCCTTATTTCCTTCTTTAATCAATAAATGGCGTGAATAAGAATTGTATAATCTATTATTATCCTCTAATAATGTCATATTCATAAAAGAAGTATTTGATTGTAATAGATGAATTATACTTTGTTGTTCCCGCCAATAGTGCGTTATAAATTGTTTTTGTGAATAGATTAGGTCTAACATAATAAAGGTTTCTGGAGTATTTTTAATAAAAAAATTTCCACAATTAATATAATTCCAACATTTGGTAAATATAAAATTATATGAGGAAGGTTTGCTATTTACATACTCTAATAAATCAAAATCATAATTTTTAATTAGAACATCAGCATCTGACCAAAATATATAATTATAATAAGGTAAATATTTTTTAATCATTAATATTTTACTCCATGAATAATGACGAGTGTTATCATAACAATCCGATGTTTCATCTTCACATATGAAATCTATTTTTTTATTTTTACAATACTCTATTTTACTATTTATTCCTACTTTCATTTTTTCTTTATAATCTAAACCACCACAGAATGTTAACATAGCAATATTTTTTTTCTTTTTATAAATCACATCTTCCTGCCATCCTGTAAATGATAAATTATTCAAAATTGAAAAATTATTTTTAATCATATAATCATTTAATTCTTTATACATTACTTGCCCAGTGTACATTTCTTTATGTGAGACTTCTGTATAAACATACTCAACAGAAGATAATTTATTTCCTAATCCTTTCAAAGCCAATAATTCAGCTCCTTGTAAATCCATCCAAATAATATCAACACAAGGAATATTATGTTCATTCATAATCGTATCTAATCGATGACAGTTTGTAATAATTTCGTCTTGAACATAAGTTTCATGTGTATATGTTCCATTACTTTTGAATAAAGATGATGCTCCTGGATTTCCATCTTGCCATGTTGTTATTGTTTTTTCTTGATTAATTGGATAAAAAGTTATACTTCCATCGTAATCACAAACAGCACCTTTTATTAATGTAATCCTATCTTGATAAGGAATTATATTTTCTTCACATAAATTTAAAGAATTTGGATTACATTCAAATGCGTATATTTTTGCATTTGGAAATGTTTTATAAAATTCAATACTCTGTTTGCAATCTCTCGAACCTATATCGAAAATTACATATGGTTTGTTTTTATCATTTAAATAAGTAATAAATTTTTCAATCATTTATATATAAAGTATTTTTTATATATAAAGTATTTTTTACATAACATTTTAACGCGTAAGATTTTTAAACTTGTAAAATATACTATCAAACTAAACATATTTAAATATATATACACATATATATATATATGATAATATTTAATGAATTATATGGTAGATTAGGTAATAATATAATACAACTTTACAATATTATAAATATAGCTATAGCATATGAACATAATATTAAAATTAATGTTAAAAATCTACATTTTTTTGATCTTTCAGTAATAGAAGAATATTTTAATAAATATAATAATAATGAAATAATTACAGATGAATATAATTTTTATTATAGTAGTAGATTACCATTTTCAAATGAAATATTTAAACAAAATATTGAAGAAAGAAATAAAATATTACATAGAGCATTTTTAATAAATAATATTAATAAATTACCTGAAAATGATTTAGTAATTCATATTAGAAGTGGAGATATATTTGTTTCAAACCCACACCCTGGTTATGTTCCACCACCTTTATCCTACTATACTAAAGAAATTGATAAGTATAAATATGAAAAAATTCATATTATCTGTGAAGACACTATAAATCCAGTTGTAAATGAATTACGGAAATTATATAAAAATGCAGTTTATGAAAAAAACACTTTAGAAAAAGATATTAGAATAATATTGGGAGCTACTAATATTATATATAGTGTTGGAACTTTTATTCCATCTTTAATGTTGTTGTCTAACAATAATAAATATCTTTATGGTAAAGTGTTTGAGAATGAGGAGTTAAAAGAATATTATAAAATAATGAAACCTTGGAAAAATACAATAGAACAAAGAAATTATATTTTAACTTATGGTAAAGAATAGTGGAATGAGGAGTTAAAAGAATATCATACTTTTAACCCGTCGGACATTTAAAATGTCGTATTTATAATGCGTTACCACCGATATTTTATTATCTAATGTGACATTAATAATTTATTATATAATTATTCTTTTAAATATAATTTATATTTTTCTATATAGTTTGTTATTCTAATAACACTATCTGGCATAGAATGTTTTACATTATCAGGTATTATAATTAAATTGTGATTACCTAAAAAAGTACATACAAAAGAAAGAGAACTAATACCTGAAATAAAAATTTTTGAATATATAAAATCGCTCAATACATTTAATAAATTTTCCTCTTTAAAAAATAATTGAAAATTTATATTATTTTTACTTAAATAATTTGAAATGAAATCACAATTACCATCAGTATGAATATAATATGTATAATCTTTATATTTTTTTGTAAAAATATTTATTAATATTAATAGTTTTTTATTATAATCATTTATACCATTCCCTCTACCTGTTGTCATAGCATCACCTTGTCTTAAATGAATAACAATATTATTTTCTGTTAATCTATTTTCAGGTAGTTTATCATTTATAAAATAATCTTTGCATTTATTTATATTTTCTAAATGTATTTTTTTTTCACATTCATTTATAGGTATTTTATTAAAATAATAAGCATTATCTAATGTATATAAAATATTTTCATTATAGTTGTTTGGTATATTATATACTTCATGTGCATGAATAAATTGTAAATATTCTTTTTTAATTTGATTATTATATTTTAAAAAATTATTTACAATTTCTATTAAATAATTTTTAATATTATTATAACTTTTTTCATCGAATATATGGTCAAATCTAAAAGGTTTGTTCATAAAAGAAATACCATCAAAATAATAATTATTTACATCATGTAGTGCTAAACATGATAATAAACCATGCAACTGATGGCCTGCGCCATCTATACCATGTTGAATAATATTAATTTTTTTATTCATTTTATTAAAAATGATATTATTTTTTTAAATATAAAATATTTTCTATCATATTATTCCAGCAATTTTTACTATAAACATTTCTTTGATACCATTCATAACATTCCTTACTCATTTTATTCCATTTATTTTCATTCATTTCAGATATTTTTTGTTTAAATTCATCTGAACTATTTACTTTTATATAATGAGTATTTTCTATTAATGGTGCCATATATGATTCAATTGATACTTCTGGTGTAATTACTGGTATTGTTCCAAATGCCATTAATTCAACTTCACGATGACATTTTGAACCATATCCTCTCAAACATAATCCATATTTTGAACTTCTTAATTTCAGTAAATATTCTTCATTCGTAAATTTATGTTTATCACCTTTTGTACAATGATATTCACTTATAACATTTTTCCAATTATCACTCACATTTCTATATTTCTCTTGATTAGCATTTTCAAAATTCCCTATGAATATTGATTCTGTATTTCTTTCTTCATAATTTAAAATTCCTTTTTCATTTAATATTTTTTCAACTATCATTGGTCTCCTTGGCCAGAATATCCATGATTTAACATGTTTTAAATGTTTATTTAATTCTTTACCTTCTTTATTAATATCACCATTACCTAATAAAAATAATGAACTATCAAGTATTTCTTTAGAACACCATTCTAATGTTGGTCTATCATATAATAAGATATTAGGATATAACCAACAATGTATACTATCATTAACTAATTCAACATCAACATCTTTATTATATTTTTTCATTAATAAAGGTAATTCTCTAAAACTATCATTATTATGATATCCCATACCTTGTATAGGTTGTTTAGGAATTTTTATTAACCATTTATCATTAATAACTCTGTAAATAATCAATAATATTTTATATAATTTAGCATTATTAATATGATTTAATAATAAATTATTAAAATCTCTAAATTGAGGATCTCTAAAATGAGTATGAATAAATTTAAGTGGTTTATCTTTATACATAACTGTACCATTATCAGATGATAAATATGATGCAATTTTATGAGGACCATCTGGTGATAAATATAATCTCCAACATTGTAAATTATAATTATCTCCAAATTCAAAATATTCATATTTTTTTACTAAATCTTCAACTGATGCTTGATCAAAAAATCTTGATGTCTTAGTAAATTCTATCCAATCATCTGGTACATTTTTAGATTTAGTCCATAAACAACCTGCATTATAATATCCAAATTGATCTATTTTAACTTGATTTATAAATTGTGGTGAAACACCTAATTCCTTAGTATCATCTATATCATTTAATTCATCTAATATTATAATATCACTATCTAAAAATAATGTATTTTCTTCTTTTTCAAGTGTTTTTTTTATAATTAATGCTTTTGACATTTGAAAATCTGACCAAATATTATTATATTCCATAATTTGTCTATTCATCCCATCATATTTATCTAATTCTACAAACCATTTTATATTTAATTTTGGTTGAGGTGTCATTTCTTCAATAGATTTTTTTGTTTTAGTATCAGACATTATATATATTGTTTCACCCGTGTGGTATACAGATAATGATAATAATAATCCTTTTAATTCAAAATCACATGTTGATGTGCATATTGTACAAAAACTAGATGGTTTCATAAAAATATAATATAATATTTAATTAATATTTAAATATTAAATCTTAATAACTTTTGAATGTTTTATTACAGGATTATTATTTTCTAAAATCTTTTTAGATTCTTCTATCTTTTTATTTAGACTCTTACAATTATGCGTATGAGTATATCTATGTTTAGGACAAAATGATCCACCACATTTACAAGAATATGATATTAATTTAATCTTTTTATTACAGAAAGAACAATGTTCCATATTTTTATATTTATTTAAATAATCTTTCAAATTTAATTTATATTCCAATTTTTATTTGAATAAATTCTACATATTTCTTTATTATCTGTCATAAATCTTTTATTATAAATACCGAAATATAATAATAATGTATCATCTATATAAATAGAAGATTTATTCATTTCTGTATAAATATAATCACATACTAAGTTAGTTAAACCATTACAATTACATATTGCAATATCGAAATCATCTTTTATATTATGTAATTTTGAATAATAATCATTTAATGTTTTATCAAACTCTATATCAGGATTATAACATTGCGGTGATTTTAAAAATATAAATTTACATTCCGGAAATAAATTAACATTATATATTTCTTTTTGTATATCTATTTTTTGTTTTATAAGATCTATATAAGGACTAATAATTAATATCTTTTTACCACGTAATGTCCATGTCCATGGATTATATAAATAATTATATATATTAAATACATTCGACCATATAATATCTCTTTGATATTCTGTCATAATAAAATTCATAGATTGTAATATTTTATTAAAATCTTCACACCAAAGTTCATGTATACAATATATATCAGAATGTTCAATACATTTAAGATATAATTCACTATATTTTTTAGCAGAATTATATGTTGATAAATTAATACCATTTTTTTTTAAAATATCATATTTTAAATATTTTTCTGTTTGTATATTTAATTCAATTCGTTTTTCCTCAAACATTTTTACTAAGAAACAAAAATTATTTTCCTCACCAGTTATTCTTGGAATAATAAAATTAATATCATTATCTATTTTATTTTTAATATAATTTATAAATCTATTATTATCATTTGTAAAATTTAAATATGATAAATTATTAGTAATTTGTAAAAGTGATGGAATATTTATTCCTATTGTAGATGGACTATTCATAGGGATTGTTCTTGCCGGAATGGATAATCCATATGGTGGGGGTACTTTAGTACTATTATCATAATCTCTTTTATCTGTTTTGTGATAATGATAAGTAGGTAACCATATAGGATCATTATAAATAATATATCCGAGTATTTTAAATATATATATTAATTTATTATCACATCCAAGCGTTCCCAATCTAATATTGAAAGCATTATTTTCATTTTCAGATATCATAAAATTAGTATGTATAATCCAAGTATCAAAACTATCTGAACGTGCACCATCTATTAAATGATCATTATCTATATTTTCAGTACATACATATCCATTTATAATTTCTTCTCTATCTTTGAATGAACCAAATAATGATACATCATTTAAATTTTCATGGTCACGATATTCATATCTTAATAATGAAAACATTTTCTTTTTTTCATGTATATCACTTATTCTTAATTTATTTAGATCATTTGTTAAAAAAATATCAGAATTACATATTATTATATATCCTTTAATTTGTTCTTTTATAACATAATTAAAAACATCTGAAAATTGTAATCTTACTCCAATATTAATTTGTTTAATTTTAGAACTAGATATACCTAGTTCATTATCTGAATAAATTTGTTCATTTAAAAGTATTATATGGTTTATATTATTATTTTCTACATTTTTTTTTAAACAATATTTTATTTCTTCTCTATGTTCTAAATCTTTATGTAAAAAAAATTGAGTGAATAAATATATATTATCTAAACACTTATTATCAGAAATACATGTTTCTTGTGAAATTTCAATAAATTTTTCCATTTACATAATTATACTTTTATCATTTAAATATGTTTTTTATTTAAAAAAAAAAAAAAAAAAAAAAAAAATAAAATTAATAATAATAATTAATTAAAT